TTAGGGACTAGACAGAAACTATTAGATGCTATTGAGAGGCGTGGTGAACGTTCTAAGATTGCTGGTAATAGAGAGCTTAGTTATTTAGAAACTTTACAGAGCCAAAAGAATGTTTGATGCAAAGAAGTATCAACCTTTAATTTATGAAGGTGTTCCTACCTTAAATCCAGAGAGTGTTTCTTTCAGGGAGTATTGGGACGAACAGATTGAGAGGTGTAAGTTCGGGTTCGCACCCAAAGGCATGCCACGAATCACTGGTAAACACTATTATTATTTAAACTTCTATAAAATTTTAGGTAGTGATGGCGTTAAGGGTAACAGTCGTAAGACTCTTATCGCTCCTTGGTATAGAGATATGGATAAGTATTACTTTGACTTGTTCGATACATGCAAGGAAGAAGAGAAAGGAATGATTGTTATTAAGGCTAGAGATAAGGGCTTCTCTTACATGAACTCTGGTATCCTGGCACACGAATACACATTCTATCCGTACAACCACGTAGGGGTAGCCGCAGGACTTCAGGTGACCGCTACATCCTTCTTTGATAAGGTGAAAGCAGGACTCAACAATCAAAACTCCAATTTTAGACACTCAACACTTAAAGAAGGTGAGGAAGTTCTTAAATCTGGTTATAAAATAAAAGACAAAGAAGGTAAATGGGGTGTAGATGGATTTCAATCTGTTATACACTGTAGAACGATGAGTAATCCTGAAGTATATAAGGGTGAACGTCTTTCTGTGATGGTATTTGAGGAAGCTGGGGAATTCAAAGAGTTGCTTAACGCTTATATGTCATCTAAGGCTTGTTTCATGGATGGGAATGTCCAGTATGGAGTTCCTATTATTGGTGGAACGGGTGGAGATATTGAAGCAGCCTCTAAGGATTTCATGGAGATGTATTATAATGCTGATGCCTTTAACCTTATACCTATGTTTATTCCTGCTTCCATGTGTTATCATGGATTCTTTGATATAAAGACAGGTACTTCAGATAATGACGGGGCTACAAAAGCTCTTAAAGACAGAAGAGAACAACTACATAAGGCAGGTAATCAGAAAGGATACAACCTAGAATTACAAAATTACCCATTATCCGTAGAAGAAGCTTTCTTACAAACTAAGAACTCTAGATTTAATGTGGCTAAGATAAACGCACAACGAAGTGAGATACTAAGTAGTGAAGATTTGCAAGGTCAGATACAAAGCGGTAGACTAGAATGGGAAGCCGAAGGAATGCAAGTCAAGTTTGTTCTTGATAGGAATGGTCCATATAAGATATTAGCACACCCAAACACTGAACTTAAAGGTTTAGATATAGGTGGAATTGATTCGTATGACCAGGATGAGTCGTCAACTTCCTCTTTAGGGAGTGCTATTATCTTTAGACGATTCTATAACATGGAGATAGCTGGAAACTACCCTATTGCTGAGTATACAGAGCGTCCAGACACAGCAGAAGAGTTCTGGGATGGGTGTCTAAAATTAGCCGTATATTACAATGCGAAAATGCTGATTGAGTTCACTCGTATTGGAATCATTGGATATTTCCAGAGAGCAGGAGGAAAACAATATTTAAAAGAGAGACCAACAACAGCTCACTCACCTAAAACTGTTAACAGGAATAGGTACGGTCTTCAAATGAATAAACACACTAAAGCAGTGATGGAACAATTCATGGAGAACTATATAGAGGAGAATTGTGGTGATATTTGGTTTGTAGATTTACTGGATGAACTTGGTAGTTACGGATTACGTAACACGGATAGGGCGATAGCCTTTGGTTTATGTTTAGTACACGACATTGACTTATATGATAAGCAAGTAAAAAGAGATGAACAAGTACAAGGGAATTTAGGCTTTGTATATTATAAAAGAGAAAACGGAAGATTAGTTCCATATAAAAAATAAAAAATGAGTGACTTTCCAAAACAGTTCGTTCCAGATAGCGAAAAGAATGAAGAGTGGTGTGAGAAAAACATCAAAGCTATTGTAGCAGAGTTAGAGCAAAGTAATGCAGAAGGCTCTACCAGTAGTTACGATAAGGATGTTAGAAACTACAGACTATACAATGGTGATTTAATCTATGATGATTACAGTTATGTGACTGAGCAGTATAAGATGACATCTCCAGCAACCATGGGGAATTACCCTTTGTCTAAAAATAAAATTGACCTTCTATGTAATGAAGAGTTGAGTAGACCTTTAGATAAGAGTGTATTTGCTATTAACATGGATGCAGCGATTAGAAAGGAACAGTTTAAAGTTTCTCTTATAGCTAATGACTTGCTTAATGAAATCAATTCCGAATTAGAGAATAGTTATGGGATGGAGCTGGATATGGATAATAAAGATTTTCCTATACCTGACGATATTGACCATTTCATGAGATTTGAATACAAGGAAGTTGTAGAAGAGTCTATCAAGGATGGTTTAGATTACCTAGGCGAGAAGTACAAGATGAAGAAGGTGTTCCATGAAGGGATGAGAGATTTACTTGTAACTGGTAAGGAATTTTATAAGATATATGTAAAAGATGGTGACCCTTACTTTAGAAGGGTAGACCCACGTACATTCGTATTCGATAAGTCTATAGAAAGTGATTTCTTAGATGATGCTCAATGGGCAGGTGAAGAAAGATGGTTAAGCGTAAATGAAATATTAGACGAATATAGAAACGAGTTTGATGACGAAGATGTTCGTGAACTTGAAGATATGCGTCAGTCTGGTTCTGAGAACATAGACAAATGGAATAGCCAATTTAATTGGGTAGATGTAGATGATTACAAAAACATAAAAGTTAGAGTAGTATCTGCAGAATGGAAATCCATAAAAACCATTAGAGTAAAGGTTTCAGAAAACAAGCACAATCCAGAACACCCATTCCATAAAGTTGTAGGAGAACACTACAAAGCAAGAAAAGGTGATGTAATAGAAACTAAACATGTAGATGATATATGGGAAGGAACTATGATTGGTGGAAAGATTACAGTAAACTGTAGAAGAAGACCTAATCAAATACGTTCTGTAGATGACGCTGGTAGTACTTCTTTATCTTATGTTGGTGTTATATATAACCACACTACAGGTAAGTCTACTAGTTTAATGGACATTCTTAGTCATATACAAATGCTATATAACATTGTTATGTACCATATTGAATTAGCATTAGCTCGTTCTGGGGGTAAGGCAGTAGTATATGATGTATCTCAGATGCCTACGAACTTAGGTATGGACATGCAAGATGTTATGTACCACTTAAAGAATGATGGTATTATTCCTATAAACTCTCGTGATGAGGGTGGGGACTCTGCACCGTTTAATCAGTTCCAACAAATTGACTTTACATTATCTCAATCTGTTCAACAACTTATAAACCTTAAGGTAATGCTTGAACAGACCGCAGGTCAGGTTTCAGGTGTATCACCACAAAGAGAAGGTGCTGTAGAGCAGTATGAATATGTAGGTAATGTGCAAAGGTCTGTAACTCAGTCTGCTATATCAACTGGTGGTTGGGTATTTTCTCATAACATAGTTAAGAAGAAGGTTATGGAAGACCTTGCTAACTTAATGAAGATAGCTTGGGCTGGTGGAAAGAAAGCAGCATTCATATTCGGAGATGCTGGATATAAGATGCTTAGCGTCCTTCCTGATGTAGCTTTAAATGACTATGGTATATTCATGGGAGATTCTGGTAAAGATGATGCACTTAAAACTCAAGTTCAGCAAATGTCTCAAGCAGCTCTTCAATCAGGTACTATTACTTTATTAGATGCCCTTAAAGTTATGAAGGCAGATACTATGAGTGAAGCTCAAGTTATATTAGAACAGGGTATAGATGCTATGAAGAAAGAACAAGCTGGTGCTCAAGAACAACAACAACAAATGCAACAACAACAAGCAGAAGCTGACCAAGCTAAAGTTCAGGCAGAAACCGAACTTAAGAGAATGGATATTGAAGGTAGAATCCAAGTGGCTCAAATTAATGCAGAAGCTAGAATCGCTGCTCAGGAGATTGCTTCTGATGCAAGTAGAGATATGGATGATACGAGAGAGAGAAACAAACTTGTTTTAGAGAAGGTTAAGTCTGACTTTAGTTCACAACAAAAGGACAAAGACAACGAACATCAATCTAAAATGGAGGCCAAAAAAAGTATACAAAAAAAATAATATCTTTGTAACTAGTTAAAAGCAAACAAAATGGCAGAAGAAAGCAAATTAATTGATGAGGTTTTAAGCGACTCAGAAGAAACAACACAAGACGTAGGGTTTGACCCAACATCATTTTTAAGTGGTGCTGGCGATGACGCTACCAGTCTAGCTGAGAGTTTAACCACGAACACGGAAGACACTAAGGAAGTGGAAACAACTGATAACCAGGAAGATGGATTTTCTTGGGGTGAAATTGAAGACGAAGCTCCAGCAGTTGAAGAAGAGGTAGTGGAAGAGCCAGTTGAAGAAGAAGTGGAAGTTGAGGAGTCTGATGACGACTGGGACGAAGCTGAGACTAAAGATGATGCAGAACAAGAAGTTTCTGCTGAACTTGATTGGGAAGAAATAAGTAAAGAAGCTGGTTTTGAAGCCTCAAGTAAGGAAGAGTTTATCGCTAAGATAAAAGATTTACAGAAGCCCCCAGTTCAAGAAAACGATATAATTAAGAATCTAAACTCATTCTTAGAGATGAGCGATAAAGATTTAGTTATTGCTGATATGCGTGCTGCAAAATACGAAGATGAAGATATTGCAGATACCGTTGACAGATTACAAGATGCTGGATTACTAAAGCGTGAAGCTGGATTAGTTCGACAACAACTTACTAAGCACATCCACGGAGAGAAGGATAGAATTAGAAAGGAAGAAAAGGAATCTGAACAACAAAAGACTGAGGGTGCTAAGAACTCACGTAAAGAACTACAAAGCTTTATTAAAGATAAAGAAGAGTTCTTTGGTGGGAAGGTATCTCAGAAAGATAAGAAACAACTATATAATTACATAACCAAAGGGGATTTCGCCCAAGAAGTGTTTGAGACTCATGCCAATGTTGCGGAGGCTGCCTTCTTATGGAGAAACAAAGAAAAGATTTTCAAAATGGTTCGAACGCAAGGCGTAGAACAAGGAAAGTCTCGTATTTTAGATGGTATAACATCACCGTCTAGGAAAAATCATTCATCTAAGAGCTTTGAAGCTCCGAAGAAAGGTTTTGACCCGAGTAAGTTTAGTAATTAAATAATGTTTAATTAATTATTAACGACTAATAAACAAAACAAAAATGAAGGTTTATAATGCAAAATATGACCCAGCATACAATACAGCGGACAACTCCCTTGTAAACAATATGCTAAAGTACCCTGAGATTGCGAAGAAAATCATTGAATTGTATCCTCGCTACTCTATGACGTACTTACTTGAACGCCTAGGATTTGGTGCTTCTGAAAAAGTAATTGGTGGAAGCTCTTTCGAGTGGAAAATCATGCAACGTTATAAAGCTCCTGCTGGACTTGATGCGGCTTACGCTGTCAATGCTTCTGTTGGAACTGTTGGAACTATCAAGATTTCAAGTGCTGGTGGTGCTGATGAATACTGTATGTTAAATGTAAACGATGTAATTCGTTTCGAGTCTGGTGCTACGGCATTAGTAACTGCTGTAGGTTCAATCAACTCTGCTGATGCTGGAAGCACTGATGTTACAGTTAAGCATATTGATGCTTTTAACTTTTCTACCTCTAACGCTCTTGCAACAGAGGTTGTTGCAGTAATTGGTTCTGCTTTTGGACAAGGTTCATTAGGTGATGAAGTTGGTGAAGGTTATGCTTACCCAGAAACTCACAGAAACCACTTAACTCTTTCTCGTAGAAAGTGTAAGATTAATGGTATTGATTTACATGATGTTACTTGGGTTGAGCACAATGGTCACAGACTATGGTACTTTACTAAGGAGCAACAAATGACTGACCAATTCATGTACGAACTTGAATTGAATCGTTGGTTTGGTAAATCTTCTGTATCTGGAGATATTGCTTACCCTGGTGATGCTGGTACTACTGCTACTGGTCTTCCAATTATGGGTGACGGAATTTTAGCTCAAATAGCTTTAGCTAATCAATTCACTACTGCTGGTCTTGGTATCACTGAAGGTGAGTTATTGAAATTCATCGGTACTTTATCTTTAAGTTCTTTAAAGGCAACTGGTAACGAATATGTAGTATTTACTGGAATGCAAGGAATGATTCAATTCCAACAAGCTATGACTGCTCACTTGGCAACAATGGGTTCTGCTTCTAGCTTAATTGCATCTAAATCTGGTGAAGGTGTAGCTGTAGGAACTAACTTTACTTCTTACTCTGCTTTAGGTAACAACATCAAATTGGTACACAATCCATGTTTCGATGACCCTAATGTTGCTACAATGACTTCAGGTATTTCTGGTACTGGATTTAACACTGCACAATTATCAGGTTTAATGGTAGTTATGGATATGAGTGTTCAAGATGGTGTAGCTAACGTAGAGCTTATCTCTAAAGGTGCTGAAGGATACAACAGAAACTATGTTAAGAAATATGTTCCTGGTATGATTAACCCTAACGACCCGTCTTCAATGATGGCTGCTAACGGTAATGATACTTTCGAATGTCATATCTTATCTGAATCTGGTATCATTATTCGTAACCCACAATCTTGCGGTGTAATTATGCCTGCTGGATTAACAATTTAATTTTAACAAAAACTTTTAAATACAAATAAAATGGCTGAAGAAAAATACCTTAAGCAATACGAAAAATCCGCAACTGGTAATTACTTACTACGTTCACGCGGTACATTGAAAAATGTTCTAACAACTTCTGTAGCTAAAGTTCTTACTCAAGAAGAGTCTGGTTCTGTTGTCTATACAAACGGTGCTGTAGCTCACGTTATAACTTTACCTGCTCCTATTGCTGGATGCAACTTTAAGTTTATCTGTGCTGAGTCTACTGCTATTGTAGATATAGCTCAAGCTGCTGCTGCAGATAAGTTTGTAGGATTGATTCTTGATGGTGCTGGAACTGGCGATGAAGCTGCTTCTGGAGACGTTAAGATTCGAGTTATGACAACTGCCGTTCCTGGTGATGCTCTAGAATTAGTTTCAGACGGTGTAAGCTGGTTTGTTTCTGGTGCTTGTGACGCTGCAAACGGAGTTAAATTCGCTTAATAGTTTTAAATAACTAAATAATATTCACCCCTTCTTCGGAGGGGGTGTTTTTTAACTAACAACAAAAAAAGCAAGCATGGAGATTACAAAAAACCTTATTCATTACAAGCACAACAAATACTCTAAAATTAGTAACTTTAATTTTGGTAGTGCTTACAAAGACAAATCAGGAAGACTGCACGAGTTAAAAGATGTAAACGGACTAGAACAGCAGTTTGTTACAAGTCGTGCCTCATTCATCTTAAACACCTCTATAGAAGGAGATGTAATAACAGACGAATGGTTGAAGAGTCATCCATCTATATTAGCTGCTTGGTCTCGTATTGATATACAAGAAAAAGAAGAAGCTGATACTAAAGAGACATTAACTTCTGCTCAAGCTATTATTGAGGCAGCTAAAATGTCAGACTCTGATGTGAAAGTATTCGCAACATTAAGTCGTTTTAACCTTAATGCTAGCTTAGATGTGTTAAGAGCTAAAGCAATTAATGTAGCTCAAAGTGACCACGCTAAATTCATGGAGGTTCATTTTGACCCAGAGAAGGAACTTAGAGTGTTCATCATGGAAGCGTTGAAGGCTAAGAAGATAAACTATAAGAACGAAACGTTCTATTATGGTAAAGAAGCTATCGGAACTAACGAGGAACAGGTGTTAGTTTGGTTAAAAGATAACAAAGATATTTTAGCTATCTTGAAGCATGAAATAAGAGGTGAAACTACGCCTAAGAAAAAAACAATTAAAGTTAAAGAGTAATGGATTCAACCGCTGGTAAAGCTCGTATAAGGAATATCATAGACAGTGAAACCACAGCTTACTTTTCTGACGCAGAGTTAGCAGAGTTTCTGGAAATGGCTACTGATGAATTCGTACAGCAGTACTATATGGGGTTTGAAACCACTCAAGACAACAGAGATAAATTACAGGATTTAGTTATTAGCAAAGAACAAGCATTTGTAGATGGTACTGCAGTAGTATTAGGTACAATGGATGGAAGCGATGTATATGGTAGATTTTTATCTGCTTATGTAAAGGCTAGTCCTAATGTTAATGTAAAGGTTATTCAGATAGGTGATATTACAGCTTATTTAAACGACCCCTTTAACAAAGCTGATGCTAGTAATCCAGTAATGTATTTTAAAGGTGGTAGTGCTTATTCTATAGGTTTATCATCAAGTACAGAACTTGTAGTTACGTACTTACAGTACACTACAGATTTTACAGATTTAAACGCTACGACACACGAAGAAGTGTGTCAGATTGCAGCTCGAAAAGTCTTGGCGACATTGGGAGACCCAAGATACCAAATGATTCAGTCAGAATTAACTGAACGACGAGTTTAAAGATGCTTTTTGCTCCCTGCTTTCTAGAAAGGGTAGAGTAGGGTTTCCTTGCTTTACCCTTTCTTATTAAAAAGATATTATGGCTACACTAAATGAAATAACATACAACATAAAGAATTTAGTTTCTGGTGGCGTTGCGTCCGATGATTCTGATATATCTAATCGACAGATTAAGTTTATGGTACATTACCATAGAGCTAATCTATTAATGCAATACACTGATAACGGAAAGAAGGCATCTAATGCTTGTTTCCAAATGGATGTTTTAAGTCCTACCTCTTCTGGAGCTACAATAAAACATGTAGTAGGGTTTAATGATAATAGAGGTATTAGGAGTGTAGCATATAAAGATGATACATCTATTGAGTCAAGCTACTCACCACTACCTATAATACAACACCACGACAGGATGTTCGTGAACAACTCAAGATTCATATTAAGCGCAGGAAGTAAGATAGCAACATTATCCGATAGAAAGCTTTACGTATGGGAAGGAGACTCGATAGTTTCTGGAGGTTCTGTAGAGGTTAATGGTATATTCTCTAACCCAACAGAGGTTAGTTCTTATGTAGATGATGAAACAACTCAATACCCTATACCAGAAGAGTTAATAGCTGTATTGGTAAAAGAAGTATTGAAACAAGAATTCAGCATCATAATGAGTGTACCATCGAAAGGACCAAACAACCAGGTTGATGAAAACGCGGCAAAAGGCAAGTAGTAATACTTACAAGAAATACAAAGACAAGTACGTATCCATTAAGGATATATACAACTCTATAAAGAGTGGTCTAAGAGTTAAGGGGGAGAGAAGTGATAGAGCCATGTCTTATGCTGAGTATTACTCCATTATGGAGGCTTTCTTAGATAATACGATAGATATAGTAGCTAGACAGCAAGAGGTCTTTAAACTTCCTGTAAAGCTGGGTTCTATCTACACAAAGAAATTACCTCACAAAAGACCCTTTCATGTAAGGCTGGATGTTGAGGCAAGTAAAAGAGAGAATAAGACTGTTTTATATAAAGTTCCTATACTTGATGATGAGTATGTGAAAGTTATGTGGGATAGACCTTACAAGTATAATCAATATAAAGTATTGCCCTTGAGGAGATTTAAGGAGATAATAAAACAACAGACATGAAAGGAAATCCTAGAATAAGTGTTAAACAAGTTGTAGCTGCGGTTATACGTAATTTAGGTATACAAGATGCTGCAAGAGAATTTCATAACTTTGTAGAGTGGGCTTTTGAGGCAGAGAAAAAGATTGGCTCTTATACCACTTTCGATAAAAAAGTTATCTCACTAGTAGTTACAGGCAAGAAGACTTTACTCCCTTCTGATTTTCTTAACATGATAGAAATCAAGAACCCTTTAGATATATCGGGTTCTTCTTATGACCAGGGGGTAGATATGTATGTATCAGGGGGTTACTTAAATATAGATGTAGCAGACGGAACTACCATAAAGGTTCATTACGATGCTATATCAACTGATGAAGAGGGATACCCTACTATATCGTCAGCCCACGAGGATGCTATCGCTTCTTACATTATGTATAAATATAAAGGAAGAGAGTATTATAATCAAAAACTTCCCAGATATGTTTATCAAGATTTAAAACAAGAGTGGTCTTTCCAGTGCGCTCAAGCAAGAGGTAGAGACAATATGCCTACCAAGCAGCAGTGGAGAAATATCAGTAAATACTGGAACACTCTTAAGCCTAGTAGTAATGAAAACAAATTGTTTTAATCATGGCAGAATCTCCTAAAAAACCAAATTCATTCTCAAAAGGAATGATGTCTGATTTAGACGCTAATATATTGCCTTCCGAAAACTATAAGTCAGCAACAAACGCTAGACTTCTAAGTAGGGAGGATAATTCTTTTGTTTTAAAGAGCTCAAAAGGTAATACACTTCTTGATACTTTAACAGAAGTAGAGGTTAGTTATTCATTTTCAGAAGCAAGTATCTTGGGTGAATCTGAGATAGATGCTTTAACAGACCCAAGCATTATTGGGTTCAAACTGATTATCACAGGTACTTCTGGGTTTTCTGAAACTCACTATGTTAAAGAAGGGGATGTTTTAGGTTGGTGGGCTGGAGTATTTAGTGGTATTACTCTTGCTCCAGGAACAACTCCTAGTACATATATATTATTCGCAACAGCTAAGGCTTTAAGTGCTGATGAGGTTTCTTCTAGGCTTAATATATCATTTAGCTCTTCTAGTAATGTTAACACCATAATTAAGAGTGATAACACTAGTGATGTTATGACTATTAGTTATGAGGCTTTTATTCAACATACTGATGGTGGTATAGAAGATGATTGGATGACTTTAACGATAGGTGGTGGGTATACCGCCACTTCTAGTTCTATGATTTACAATACTGTAGGTACGGCTAATTTCTCTGACTACATGATTGCAATAGCAACATCTTCAGATGATAATGATGCTATATTTAAAATAACTCAAAATAACGATGGCACTTTAAAAACTAGAGAACTTATCTTATTAGCCGATTTAGGCTTGACTGATAAAGAGTCTATAAGGATTGAGGTATCTGAAGAGAATGAGCACTTCCATAGAATTTACTGGACAGACGGAATACTCCCTCTTAGGACTTTAAATCTAAAAGAGAGTGCATCTTTTTATAGTAGTTTAGAGGCTAAGGATTTAAATGTCTTTAAGGCTGCTCAACTAGAAAGTCCTAGTATTACTGGGATAATAGCTGGTGGTAATGTGAGCTGTGGTTCTCATTCGTACTGCTATAGGTTGGTAACAACTGATGGTAAGACTTCTAGGGTTTCTAACATAACTAATCCTGTACAGATATTAAAAACAAGCCCTCTTAGTAGTTATCACATGTCTCTTGGTGGTAGTTTAGATACTAACTCAGCTAACGCAGTGCAATTATCTATATACGGTATTGACCCCTCTTATAGTACAATACAAATTATAGATATAACTTACACTTCTGCTGAGGGTGCTATATTTGCGAATATAATTTCTGAGAGTGCGATAACATCATCTTCATTTAGTTACACTCATAACGGTAATGAAACTAAGGTTTCAATATCTATAGGTGAGTTACTAAAAAGCCATGTTAGTTGGGATACTTGCGCTGATTTAGCTATAAAAGATAATAGATTATTTGCCGCAAATTTAAGTAACAACGCAGATTCTGTAGATATAGATTTTAGAGTTAAGTCATATAAGTACGCTTCTGATGGTACTGGAACGGCAACAGCTCATGGTGGTCAAGAAAACCCTGACATACATGAAGATACAATGTATAAGGATGGTAATTTTGGTTGGATTAATGCTGCTCATGGAAGTAAAGTTCCTGGGGCAGAAACATTAGATTTTGATAATAGCACCGACGGTGTTAGGGTTACTTTTGCAACTAAAACATTTGACCTAAGCAAGGTTCAATATTTCGGTAATTCACAAACTTACGATACTGATTCTAATATAAACAAAGCAGAAACTACAACTAGTAGAGTCCCTCATTATGGGTTCTTAGAGAAAACTCAAGCAGGTGGTTATAATAATTACAAAAACCCTTTATTTACTAAAGACTTTACTGGATACCAAAGAGGTGAGGTTTATAGATTCGGTATCTTATTTTATGATAAATCAGGAAACCCAGGATTCGTAAGCCCTATAGGTGATATAAGAATGCCTGATGGTACAATGGATTATGCTAGTCTAAATTCTGAAGGAGCTAGACGTACAAGTAATGAAGATGGAGAACCTACATTCAAACACGCAGGGAGTATATCTAGTTTAAGTTTTTCTTGGTCATTTAGTTCTGGTTCTACAACATTAACTAAAGTTGGTGGAGGTATAGGGTTAAGCGTGCATGATTTAGTTACAGGTTCTGGTATATCTAATCACACCACGATAGTAAGTATAAATGCTGATACTAATTCTATAGTAATAAGTAGGGCTACAACAGCTTCTGGTGGAGCTACCACATTGACATTTGACTCTACAACAAGCGATGTCTATGGGTTTGCTATGTATCCTCAATTTAATGTAAAACTATCGGCAGCTACAAGAGCTAAGATAGGAGGATACTCCATAGTTAGAGTAGATAGAACTCAAACGGATAAATCTGTATTAGGTTCTGGTGTATTAAATCAATCAATCATACACTCAAATAATGACGGGAATGGTTCGTTAAGACATAAGAACGGTCATCATTACGGTAATATATATTCAGGATACCAATCTCATAAATGTTTATCAGATTCAGATTTCACTCTTGACACTCCTGAAGTTACATTAGGTAAGTTACAGTATGACAGAAAAGATGAAGATAAAATAAAAGTTGTTGGTGTTCTTAATGCTGGGGCAGAGGAATTAAATGATGACAGCTTTCCTTACGGGGCTACTATTATCAACGAACCTGAGCTTGACCATCTAAAGCAAAGGGTTGGAGGTACACTTACAGGTAATATAATATCTGGTAGGTTTAATCCAAACACAAATAACAACCATAACACTCATCAATATTCTCAGAAAGTAATTTACAGTCAATTTAAGTCAGGTATTACTTTCTGCAAGGCAGCTTCTGAAAGTAATAGTATTAATGAGGTTGAGTACGGTTCTGTAGTATCTCCTGGAGCATCTATAGATAAAGGTAGAATGGGATTTGATAATTACGGGACAGGAAGAGTTGGATACAACTTTACTAATAGGTGTAGGTTTAACACTAAAACATATAAATTCTATCACCTACCAGATGATTATGACACAAAAAAGCATGATTCTGGGCATTACAATGATGGATACCAGGTTACTTTATTTGGGGTGACATCATTATTTATTACTCTAGGTAAGCTTTATACTGATACAATTGACCATGCGGATTTCCAGATAGGAACAGGAGACGCTTATACGTACAGTCCTTTTGTTTTGAATAGAAACGATTCCGACTCTTTGATAGAACAAGTTGCCTACGCAGCTAAACTATATGTACAGCTAAGAAGAGATGTAGGTGTATTTCAATACGGTGGTAGTTCTGTTTCTAACTACGAATCAAATCAATACATATCTACGGGTCACTCTAGGTTTAATCCTACTGGTAATAATTTCGATAGCGTCTTTGGTGGTGATACATACATAAACATGTACGCTTTAAAGAAATGGTTTATAGGTGCTACGACTTTCTCGTCTAGTGCTTTCCCAGCTACCGCTATAGTATTCCCTGTAGAGTCTAGTGTAAACTTAGACTTAAGAGATGGAGTATTTTTTGGCTCAACTGACGAAACTCAAGCATCAGTAGAGGATAATTTCTACATAAATGAAACGTATTCATCAAGAAATACAAGCAAAACATTCCTACCAAAGCCAGCAAGTTTTAAGAATGTTAACAACTACAGTAATTTAATTGCAGCGTCTAACTTGAAGTTAGCTGGTAATCTGTTTGATTCATTTACTACATGGGATGCGAATGAGATACATGAATTAGATAACAATAAAGGAGCTATATATAGCTTGT